CGCTATGGTCACTGGCTCGGGAGGCGAGATCATGCACACGCTGAAAGCTGGTCAAGCTGGCCGGATTACTGTGCGCTTGCTCAAGACATCTGCGACTAACGCCAAGCTGAGTCAGATGTATAATGTTCAGCGTCTGAACCCTGCGCTGTGGGGCCGCAACACGCTTGTTGTCAACGATGCCCAGCGCGGCGATGTAGTAGCTGGCGACACTATGGCGTTTGTCAAGCATACGGGCGTCACTTATGCGGAAGATGCAACGATGAACGAGTGGGCGTTTCTTGGTAATGTAAATATGCTGCTTGGTACTGGCGACAGCGTGGCTGCCTGATGTCGGAATTCTCAATCGACAACATTGATTACAGGGTTGAAAAGCTGGACGCGTTCCGGCAGTTCGCCTTGGTTCGAAAGCTGGCTCCGGCGTTTACGCTGTTGGCCGGTCAACCCGACAAAGAGGCTGCGCGGGCTGGGTTCCCGCGCGCCTTCGCGGCTATCTCCGCCAGCCTGACAAACGACGACGCCAACGACGTGCTTCAAATCTGTCTTGGGGCGTGCATGCGCCGCCAGGGCGGGAACTGGGCGCGAGTGTCGGCGCCGAACGGATCGCTGATGTTCGGCGACATGAACGATATCAGCGTTGTGCTGCAAATCGTGTGGCATGTCGTTGAAGAATCTCGGCTCATTGATTTTTTCGCCGAACCCCGCTTGATTTAGGCGGGGGCGGGCTGAGCTACACTCCCGTGCGCATGCCGGACCGGACAGACTGGCTCATGACTCCGGTGATGGCTGGACTCTGCAAATACGAGAGTCTGACGAATGGCGCGATCGATCTTGTCGATGTGGCGAGAATGAACGACGCGCTGATGGTGCGCGCCGAGAATGAGCGTCGTGCGCGGGCTACGGCGGAAAGGCGGAACCATGGCTGACACGATCAAAGAATTTCTGGTCAGCATCGGCTTCGCCGTCAACGATACGCAGTGGAAGAAATTCCAAAATAGCGTTTCCGGTTCAACCATCAATGTGATGGGTCTTGGCAAGGCCGCGATCAAGACTGCAGCCGAAGTGGCTTTTGCCGTCGAGCGGATCGCCAGGCAGTACGAGGGCCTCTACTACGCCAGCCAGCGAACGGGAGCCAGCATCGAGGGCTTGAAGGCGTTTGGATACGCGGCTCAGCAAATTGGGCTCGGCGCTGAACAGGGGCGAAGCTCGGTTGAGGCGTTCGGCGCGGCGATGCGCAACTACCCAGGGTTGGGTGAAGTGCTCAAACAGTGGAGCGTCACTTCCATCAAGCCAGAAGAGCAGATAATACAGCTAACGGATAGTCTGAAAAAGAAGTTCGGAGACAAAGGCGTTGTGGGTTACGCCAACGCTGCAAGCATTGCCGGGATGTTCGGTATTCCAGAGCCAGTATTCAAGAGCTTGTGGGAAAATATCGAGATCACAAAAAAAGAACTCCAGGATTACGAGGATAGATTACACGCAGCCGGATTAAATACAGAAGATCTTGGGGGCAAATCCGTTGAGCTTGGGCGCGAGATTAATCGTCTGGGAAGCGACCTTGGAATTTTTAAGGATAAAATCTTTAAAGACTTCATAGACCCGATGAAAACAGGGGTTCACTGGGTTGATGAACTTGTTCAGAAGACCAACTCCGCCCGTTTGACCGATGATCATGGGCAACCCGCTGGCTTGTGGCAGCGTTTGCGGCACGTCGCGGCGGAGGAGGTGAGGGATGCGTTTATCAAAGGGGTTGAGTATACGTTCAAGCTGTCTGGGCAGGACGATCTCGCTAAGAAGTGGGCGGAAAAGGCGCAAGAGCGCTATGGCGGATCGGAAGTCCAAAAGCCTGCGGTCAGCGCCCAATCGGAAGGCATCGCTCACGGCGGCGCCGCAATCATGGACACGCTCACGCTCATGGGCGGCGGGCGGCAGAACGGCTCACGACTGTCCATCGCCTCGAATGCAATCAATCTGTCCGACGCTCAACTAAAGGCCATCATGCGGATCGAGGGCGGCGGCCGGGCGAACGCTAGGACTGGACGCTATAAGGGCGCATATCAGCTCTCCGATGAGGAATTCGCACACTACGGGTCCGGCAGCATATGGAACGCCGAAGACAACCGGCGTGCGGCCATCGCCAAATTTACGGAAAACTCTGGCGAATTCACACGAAAGACGGGGCGTCAGCCGACGGGGATTGAACTTTATCTCATGCATCAGCAGGGGGTAGGCGGGTTGATCGCCCACGAGGCGCATCCGAATGAACCTGCATGGAAGAACATGGCCTCGACCGCCGAGGGGCGCAGGCGCGGCGAAGGCTGGGCTAAGAAAGCCATTTGGGGCAATGTCCCTGACGAACAAAAATCGCGCTTTGGTAGCGTGAAGAACCTCGCCAGCGGGCAGTTCATGGACATGTGGGCCGATAAGTTGGCTCGTTTCACTGCGGCGGCAGAGGCGGGCGGATCGTCGCATCAATACACGCAGTCCAACACGATAACCGTGCATGGCGCGGGAACTCCTCAAGAGACTGCGGACGCCGTGGTCGCCGGTCTCGAAAATCTGCGCTGGGGCCAGTGGCGCGCCGGGCCGCGAGGGGACACCATTAGATGAGTTTTCTTGGCGGCGCGCTGCTTGGCTCGGGCATAGGCGTAAGCGGATCGGCGCTGTCGTCGGTCATCCAATCGATTTTTGTGCGTCCGCGTAAAATCGGCAGCTTCGTGGCTGATGTCACAATCGAGGAACGCCATGAAGACGTGATGCGGGTGACTGAGCATCCGGTTGAGCGCGGGAGCAATATTAGCGATCACGCGTACAAACAACCGGCTAAGGTGATTATAAAATGCGGCTGGAGTAATAGCAGCTTACACGTTGCTGACATTTTATCATCTGGAGATTTATTAAGTCTGATTGATCCAGACTATGTTAAAACCGTATACGCTCGGTTCCTATCTCTGCAATCATCGCGAAGTTTGTTCGGTGTGCAGACTGGGAAACGCGCGTACACGAACATGATTATCACCAGACTATCCGCAGTCACAGACGACAAGTCCGAAAACGCTTTGATGCTTACCGTGGAATGCCAAGAAGTAATCATGGCGACCACGCAGACAGTGGATGTTGGAAGCGGCGGGACATCGTCGATGAAAAGCCCGGAGCTTACCGGCGGCACGGCTGAGGCTGGGACTAAATCGCTCACACCGCCAGTCTCGGGCGCGTCTTTCACTGGGGGATAAATCGTGGCGACTTACGAAATCCCCACATCCGCGCGCGCGGAGAGGTTCAGCATCTTGTTAGCGTCGATAGTATACCGACTGACGCTTCACTGGTGTGCGCCTTTGGCCTCGTGGGTGTTGGATATCGCGGATTCAGGCGGCGTTGCCTTGGTGTGCGGCCTGCCCGTTATTCCCGGCGTCGATCTGCTTGCTCAGCATCGCCATCTTGGGATCGGCGGCCATCTATTCGCCGTGGTCGATGGCGATGCATGCGCCGCCCCGAGCTTCACCGGCCTAGGCTCGACCGGACACCTCTATTTCGTGACTGCCTGATGCCTGATCAATGGATACGAAAAGTCGGGCTGCTCGTTTCGTCTGGCGATAGTGGGCTTGATCTGTCGCAAATGCGCATCCGCTTCAAAACGCAGAACGCCGAATCTGGCGTTCCGAATACGGCATGGATACGCGTTTACAATCTGAAAGAAGAAACTGCGAACAGATTTCGTAAGGAATTCCAAGACGTAAGTCTCCAGGCTGGATACGAGGGTGGAAAATTCGGCGTTATCTTCAGCGGCCAAATTATGCAAACGAAGATTGGCCGGGAAGATAACCTCGACAGTTACGTTGACATAATGGCGGCGGACGCGGATTTAGCTCACAGCTTTGGCTTCGTGTCGAAGTCGCTGGCGGCTAAATCATCCAGATCCGATGTTTTGAACGCCATCACTGGTGCGCTCCAAGACAAAAACGTTACTGTTGACAAGGACGCCACGCAATCGCTGACGCCCACCGGCGGCGTCCTGGCGCGGGGGAAAGTGCTGTGGGGTCTGGCTGCGCCGATGCTGACCGGCCTGACCGAGACGGCCGGGGCTTCGTGGAGCATTCAAAACGGCGTGCTCCAGATCGTCCCGACGAAGGGATACAAGGACGGCGAGGCCGTTAAGCTCAACTCGGCGACGGGCATGATTGGCGTTCCCGAGGCGACGCAGGATGGTGTACATGTGCGCACGCTGCTCAATCCGTTGATCGCCATTGGCGGAAGAATTCAAATCGATAATAAGTCAATAAATCAAACATCTGTGATCAAGCCTTCTGGATACCCGAATTTCAAAACTCCACCTCCTATGTACGCGTCAACAACCAATGACGGGTATTATCGAGTTTTAGTTTGTGAGCACTCTGGCGATATCCGTGGACAAGAGTGGTATTCAGATATAACATGTTTAACATTGGACTAACCGATGGATCGCCGCGAACGTATCAACAATCAGATGGTCGCCCTTCAGGCATTCATGCAATCCTGGCAAGCTGGCGTCTGGACTGCATTACCCGCGACGGTCGAAGCTTTTGACGCCAGTGCGATGACCGTCTCTTGTCAGCCGACAATCCAGGGGAAAGTTCGCGATCAGCAAGGCGAGTGGTCTGATAAGACGTTACCATTGCTGACGGATTGCCCCGTGGTGTTTCCGGGCGGCGGCGGATTTCTCCTGACATTCCCCCTCGCCAAAGGGGATGAAGGGCTCGTCGTCTTCGCTTCCCGCTGCATTGACGGCTGGTGGCAGTCGTCCGGCGTTCAGCCACAGATGGAACTTCGGCAACACGATTTGTCCGATGGGCTTTTCATCCCGCGAATGTTCTCGAAGCCCAACGCTCCTTCGGGAGTGGGAGCGACCGCTAAACTACGAAGCCTCGACGGCAACACGTATGTTGAGCTGGCGAGCGGCAACGTCGTGAGCATCCACGCGTCCGGCGGGATTAATCTCACGGGCAACGTCACAATTACGGGGACCGTTCATGCGACGGGCGATGTCTCTTCCGACACTGACGTTAAAGCCGGGACCGTCAGCCTGAATAGCCATCACCACACGGGCGTTCAAACGGGCGCTGGCGTGACCGGCGGCCCGGTTTAAGGGGGTTTTCGATGCGAGTTCGCGCTCTCGACGCCGACGGCGATATGCAATTCGGGCGATCACAGGGCGATTTTCTGATCGACAGT